GGTCTCAGAATTGAAACAAATGCGACCGGCATTCTCAGTTACCATGTAAGCTTCAGCGCGATTCAAAGGAATGCGGAGCTGCTTGTACAAAGAGTAAAAGGGAGCCTGGATGTCAGCATAATGAACATTCTGTACAGTACTAACCTGTGGTTTCATTGCAGTAACGGTTGCACCGTTCTGGCTTTCAAAGAATCGCACTACCGAGTTGTTAGACCCGTTAGGAAAGTACTGGACATCGCAATCTGCTTGGGTGACTATCTTGTATCGAAAGCCGCCCTTGTAGAAGCGAAAAAGTTTACTCCACCAAAACAAGTTACCACAAGAGTATGAGGTAAAGAGGGTAGAGAACTGAGCGCCTTGAGTGAAGGCGATAGCGCAAGGAAACTCGAAGTTACCAGAAGGGCCAGGGCGAACCAATCCAAAAGGACTAGTACGCTTAAGCAACTCTGAAACAGAAGAGTAGCGAGCGCGGACAGTAGGCCCACCCGTTTCCGGGGGACCAGCCATCGTGGTTGAAATGGGGACTTCCAAGTCGACCTTGACATCCTCTGACACCATAGAACCCGATTGGGGCTCGATATAGTCGAGGTAGTCGATAGGCACGACCTGAGAAGGAGTAGGATTCAGAACCTGAAAACTACTATCCTCAAAGCGACCAGCGATAGCGAGGGAGGCAACGCGGCCTTCAGCTGAAGTAGCCGATGACACGCGCATCTCGTTGAAAACCGTAACCAACAACGTACCAAGAGTGTTCTCATTGGTAGGTCCGAGTGAATACTCTAGACGATTCTTCTGTGAAACAAAAGGAATCTTGAAGGAGACGTTTTCGGTCTGGCCAGCAGTGAGAAACACATGCGGGCAGACACAACGAGAAACAGGATTGACATTAACAATCTCTCTGGCTTCGGAAGGTAGAAGCCCAGGGACAAAGTAAACTTGTAGCATACCGGCTTGGAACATTTGGGACTGCATTTGCAGTTCGACCACTGATGTACCATGCCAATAGACAAAGCTTTTCCACGGATAGGAGGCTAGATCGGAACCGATCAACCCCCAAGGGACGGGAATAGCAGCAAGAACTTCGCCAGCGGGCTGAGTATCATTCCATTCAATAGTCTGAATGAATTGAGGCCGAGTCACCAAAGAGGTAA